GAAACCTTAACAAGTAAGTAGTCTGAAACTGCTCCACCACCACTTACTGAAGACATAGGAACTTTAAGGATTTGATTTTTCATAATCCACTCAGGTGCTGTACCTGAATCTCCTACTTTGATTTGTCCGTTAGATTGACCTTTAATATTTTGAATATTACCAGCACTAAAGTAATCAGTAGCCATAATTAATTCTACTGTTGCTCCTGCTGATAACGCACCATTTGAATTACTTTTTAATGTAGCATCATCAAGTTTGTCTGTTGAGCCATTATCAAATCCAACTACGTATGCGTATCTTTTGTGAAAAGAATGTCTCTTTTCGGTAAACTTAAACTGGGGGTCATCAGTTGGTTTTTTAGCCAATGAAGAAACCAATCTAAAAAATGGAGTTTGGTCAATTGCCAATTCTCCGAATCTTTCAGAAAAGTCGTATCTTCTACGTAAATCTCCTGTCGCTAGTGAAGAACCATTTGATGCCGCAAAACCCTGGGTTAAGTCTGTACTTGCTGACAAAGCCAATGGCGTTGCAGCTGGGTAACTTGTATCTGTTGGCATATCTGCCTCCCGTTGTTTGTTGAGTTATTATTACATCAATTTGTCTAACCCAGTTCCCTCAGATAGCAACTTATCAAAAACGGCATCGTCTACTGATTTTTCTTCTCTTTGTGCATTCCCGCTTGATGCTACGCTTGTAGGCATTTGTCTAACATTTTTCATTTGTTGTATTACTTCGTTTCTAGTGTTATTAGCGACCTCTTGGTCTCTATTGTTTCTATTTTTTAAATAATACACATCTTCCAATGTTAGTCTATGAGACTTTGCATAATCCATTAAATCTTTGTAGTCTTCTTCTGAAACATTATATTGACTTTTAAAAGCCGTTTCTTCTGAAGCTCTACGTGATTGCTCAGATTGTTTTCTTGCAAAATCACCTAACCTTCTTTGTACAACTCCATCTACTGTTGCATTAAACAACTTTGCAGATTGAGAGTTAGGGTCTGACAAAGCATCGTCATAATCAAAAACGAAATCTTCGTCTAAGCCAAGTTGCTCTTTTACGCTCTTGGGAGCTGAGCCACCGCCCTCAAAATAACCTCTCACATGAGTGATTAAATTAGGGTCCTCTTTCATTGCATTGAGTAAAGGCATATATGGTTCTAAGTCTTGCAATTGATTGTTAAGTCTTTTTGCTTCTCTTGACGAATCACTATATCGCTTTTCCCAATCTACTGAATTTACTTCAGTATTTCGCTCTGCAACAGGGTCCTGATTTGGAGTTGTCTGTTCTACTTGAGCTTCTACATCTGGCTGTTCTACCACTTCACCCATAACTTGTCTATCAAGCTGAGAAAAAAAATCTTCAGCCACAGTATCGTTCTCAGTAGGGGTTACATTATTAGATTCTGCACGTTGTGCGTCATCTACTAGTAAGTTATCCTTGTTATTGTCCATACTGTATTTCTCCTTCTAATTTACTGTACGTTTTTTTCATTATCAACATTTTCTTGTTGAATTTCTTCTTTTGTCTGTTCATACAAATCTTTAAGTTTACTTTGTAGTATTTTTTGGTCTTGTTGTGTTTGCATTACTGCTTTAGTTGAATCTATAGAACCTTGATTAACTTTATCTTTAATACCAGCTTGTACTATTTGTCTTTCAAGTGTTTCTATTGTACCATCTCTACTTTTTATAGCATCTTCTAAAGATGCAACTTGTGATTGTAGTTGACTATAAATGCTTTTACGTTCCATTAATTGTTTTTTGTTTCTTATATCTGTTTGTTCAATCATTGCTACATCATCTATTAATCCTGATTGATACCATCTAAAATATTCATCTAACAATGCCCAACGATTTATAGGTTGTGTTGAACCTGCTACTATTCTTACATCATATTTAGATGATTGAAAATCATTATATCTACTAACTACTTTACCAAAATCATTATAAATTGGTATGTTAATAGACACTTCTTGAACTTCTCCTTGTGAAGCTCCAGCTTCTGGTTGAACAATTCTAAATACTTTTTGCGCAGTATATGTAAATTGAGCCATTACTTTAAAAACTTTACCAACTTGCTCTAATGCTGGTTCTACGCAATTATTAATCCATTGTCTAATTCTTCTTGTACCATATTCATCCATAGCTAATAAACCACGATAAGTTTCTGTGCTTGGTTGTCCTATTCCTTGCATACTAGAAGATATACCGCTTATATATTCTATGTCTGCTTTACCAGTTTGAGTAATATTAAAAAATGCATTGTTTATAGGAGCTGGTTGTACTGGAGTAGGTATTTGAAACCCTTGCCTATATTTTAACATAGCTCCAGGACTACTTGAATATTGTTCCCATTCTTCTTCATCTACACTACCCTCAGTATATAACCATCTAAGATTAGATGCTAAGTTTGCATTGTGTAACATAATTTGATGTGCTTTATTTATTTCTCTTTGCTTACCAATCATAGGAGTTACAGCTCCTACTGGATATGGTGTACCAGTATGTGTATAAGGTATTGGTACAATAGGATAATCTTCTATAGGTAATATTGCTTCATATAAATACATATCACCTACTGATGCACACATTTTAATTTGTGTTTTAAAAAACTCAACAGAGTCTACTACTAATTTAGCAAATTCTTTATTTTTTAAACTATCATCAAAAAGTTTTTTATCCATTACTTGTTGAACAACTCTTGTTTGTAATTGTGTTAATTCAGCTTCAATTAAAGCTTGTTGTTCTGAAATTTTATTTTCCATTTCTTGCATTAGTTTTTGCATTTCTAATTGTTTTCTTTCAGGCAATATTTCTTCTGCTTCAACTAATTTGTCTAATTCTAATTCTTTTTCTTTTAATTGTACGCTAAGATTGTTTTGCAAATCTTTAGTTTGCTTTTCCGCTTGTTGTTTAATAGAAATAATTTCTTCATCAGAAGGAGGTTGTTTTATAAACACATTAACAAAAGGAACTTTTTCTTTAGAATATACTTCATAAAAATCTAAAATTTCATCTTGCTCCCCTTCTAGTGTGTATGCTTCATATTCTACATCACCTGGTTGTATTGTTTCTGAGTCATGTATATCTCTAAAAGAATATTGTTTACTTTGTACATTACCAGTAGCTCTAACAATTTTTCTTTTGTATTGTGGAAATAATTTAATTAAAGCTGTTTTAGGTAAATTCTTTTGTACCATAATATAAGACGCATCTCTAAATAAAAAGTCTCTACTCATAGGGTCTACATAAACATCATAAGGGTCTATGCTATCGTACATGACTTCCCCCGCACCATTATCAGCATTAGAATCAATATTTATTTTAAAAAACCCGCAACCTTTGACTAAAGAATCTTGTATAACATTACTAAAAACACTTTTTCCGTCTGATAAATGCCAACAATAATCTGCTACAGCACTATGTACATTTGCTATATCTATGTCGCTACCTTCTACTCCAACTGCTTGCCATCTAGGATTATTAGCTGTAACAAAAAACTTCATAATATCTACAGCTGGTGTAATACGATTAATAATAAAATCAGGCATCCCTGATTCTTGTAAATTTTCTTTTTCTTCAGCAGTTAATTGTTCATTTAAATAAAAATCCATGCTTTTTTGTGAATCGCTAAACCATTTTTTTCTATGATAATTATTAGCTTTTTTAAAAAGTTGTCTATTTATTTCTGCTTTGCTTTTACGTGCCATATTAATCCCTTATTTCAAAATGTGGTAAATCGTCAAAATTATTATCTTTTAACTCAGTATCTCTATCCCAATCTCCACCCCAACGTATAGTTAATCCCATTGAAGCCGCAATACCCATAACGAATCCAGCAAAATATGTAAAGCGTTCTCTATCTTTCCAATCTATAGGATAAGGTGCTACATCTACAGCTAATGAAGGATATTGGTTATGTCTACCTTTAGGGTATTTTAATTTGCTAAAACCTTTTTCAAACAATTCGTTTTGTTCTTTTTCTCCACGATGTCCTTGCAATACTGAGCAATCAAAATCTTCAACTACTCTTTCAAATAATTCTATTAATCTTGGGTCGCAAGTATTTAATCTTTCTTGTGATTTTTTTCCAAACTTAGGCATTATTGTCCCTTTATATATTTAAATAATTTATCCATCAAATCTATTTCTTTAATTTTATTACCAAAAGATTCTTTCATTTCTTGCATAGAATCTATAGGAGATTTTCTATCTTCTTTGTATAAACTTTGATATTCTTCATCAGACATTTGCTCTCTAAAATTATCTCCATATTCTTCCCACATTTCATACTCACCTGTTAACATGAGGTCAGCTGGTAATCCTACTTTTTTTCTATAACCATAAACCTCTATGTCAGCTAAAGACATTCCAGCGTCTTCTAATTTAGATAATGTATTTTCAGCTTCTATTGTTTCTGCTCCTTCTACACCATCTATTTTTCCTTCATACAAATTTAAATCTTTTAATCTTTCTTGTATTACTTTTGTTTCTTCAGAACTTCTTTTTTTATCTTGTATCATGCTATTATCCAGCTTTTTGCTTTACGTTTTGGTTTATACCATTTTGGTTTTTCTGCGTTATTACTTGCATGATTTGGCGGATATGCGTGTAAATTTGCATAATAAAGTGCTTCAATTGTGTCATCATGAGCCATTCTTGGTCCAAAAGTTACAATTTCGTTAACCAAATCAAACATATTTTCTCTTAAATATAAGGAACCTACAGAAAAAATACCAGATAAACCTGAATAAATTCTGTTTCTTTTTTGTTGTCCACCTGGTTTTTCAGGTATTACAGCTATATCGTAACGATTAATTCTTCTTCTTTCATCGTTTAATGCTTGCAGAATACTACGATTCATAGCAACATCTTCTACTGTAGCTTGTTTACAATTATATTTTTTGTATGCTTCAATAATATAATCTACTACACCTTTTTTGTCTATAATGTTTCCATCAACATCTTTTGCTCCCAATGTAGGAATACTACGATGACGTTCATATTCTAATACATAACGATTATTATTTGCATCAACTGCAATTACCATAATTACACTAAAGTCTGCATTTTTTGTATTAATGTCTGTTGCTGGGTCGCATCCAATAAATGTATTTACAGGAGTTCTAACACCATCTACATTTATATATCCTTGTTTTTCTCCATCATCAAACTCGTAATATCCTTCCCAATATTTAACGTGTTTTCTACCCCAAACTGAATCTTCTTCAGATTGTACTTCCATCATATATTCTTGAAAAAACTTACTAGGCGTTCCACTATCTTGGTAAAACTTTTTCTTTTCTTCTAACTTAGATAAAGGAAACCAACTATCCCATAATGATGTTCCGTCTGGTTGAATTGCTTTGTAAGTAATTACTCTCCACGCAAAATCATCTTTGCTTTTTTTACTACGCTCATAATTAATGATGAGGTTATTGATAAAGCTATCATAGTGCACAGGAGTACCATTGACCCGAAGACGACCAGTATGAGGCTCAATAGCAGGATAAACAACAGCAGTAACGAGATTGCTATTTTTAGCCCGTGCTTCAGCTGTGATAGTATTTGCTTCGTGTTCAAAGTCGTCAAGAATGATGAGGTCGTATCTTTTGTGTAATTTAGCACCCCCTCTAATACCCGCAACATTCGATTTACTAATAAGTTTACATCCATTGGCTAACTCCACATCTTCTTCTGTCCATTTTTTTCCCTTCAAACTACCAAAGTAGTATTTTATTTTTTCATTGTATTCAAAGTGGTACTTAATATAATCCATATTACCAGTACTTAATTTTTGCGTTGCTGATACCCAAGCGTAAAACAACATATCATCTTTTGGACAAAAACAAAAATCTTTAATAATAGAACATTTAGTTAACACAGTTTTTCCGTGTCCTCTAGGTAAAATAACAGCTAATTGTTTTACACTATTATCATCAATAGCATCAGCCATTTCGTAATGAAATGGAGGTGTTTCACTCCTCATGAAATCATCGGGAAGAAAAAGTTTACCAAAAGCTATTAAGTCTTTACTTGCTAGTTTTAGTGCTTTTTCTGCTTTGCTTACGTTGTTCTTGTTTATGTTCATTTTCCATGAACTCTACGAATTTGTCTTTGTCTTTTTTCATAACGATATATTTATCTAAGATATTATCTATCATTACAATATGTTGTTGAAGTTGCATAAGGTGTAGCTCTATGCCTTTTATAGCACGAACCATATCGCCTTTAGTTACCCCTTTTCTTTGTATCGGCATAATCTCCTACCATTTAACTTTATTAGCCCAATAAGCTGCTGACATCTTACCTTTTTTAATATTTTTTCTATGTCTAGCTTTAAACGATTTAGCTCTTTTAGTCATAGTTCTATCACCAGTTTTGCCTTGTTGACCAAATCTTATAGTTTTAATTTTACTACCTTCTTTTGCTACAACAATGTGTGATTTTGTTTTGTGACCAGGAGTTCGTTTAGGTTTATTATAACCTGATACACCAGCTCTTTTGAGTCTTGGGTCTTTTTTTCTACTCATTTTCCTTGTCCTCTATAACGTTTTTTATAATAGTTTTTACTACCTTTAGTCCCATATTTTGTTCTATGGCTTTGACCTTGCCTGGTTTTTTTCTTACCATTTGTGTGTCTTTTAACTTGTGGTCGTAAACCTCTCATCGTTTCTTTTTACGCTTTTTAGCAGTTTTAGCGGCTCTTTTAAAATTAGCTGCAGTAGGAGCGCCTTTGCTTCCAGGTTTTCTCATACGTTCACCTGAACCTGCTTTAATACGTCTACGCTTAGCGTGTATGTTAGCGTATAATCCTTTTTTCTTACTTTTTCTTTTTTTTACTGGCACGTTTTTTCATTCCTTTTTTTCTACCTGCAGCTTTTGCTTTCTTAGAGGGTCTACCTCTTTTGCTTCCGTAAGTACCTTTTCCATATGGCATTTTAATTCTCCCAACAGTTTATTTTATCTTTAGTAAATTCCATTGTTATCCACCCAGTTCGTTGTATTCCATAAAAAGAATATCTTGCATAATCTGCGTAGCGTAAAAATGAACCTCCTCTAATATACCACTTTCTTTTTAAAGTTTCCAGACCTTCTTCATCAATTGTTAAAGAATCTATAGGTTTGCAATATAGTTGGTGATTATGTCCTAAGAAAAATACATCGCCATCACTATACACTGATGCCATTTTATCTAATTCAGTATCACCATTTTTAGCACCACTTTTACCATGTCCACTAACCATATACCAGTCTTTACCTTGTACGCTAATACGTGCATACCCAGGTAGTCTATAGTAAGGAACACCCATTTCACTTGCTAATGTTTTGCAAATATCAAAGTCTAATATATTAAAACTTCGTAAATAGTCATGATTACCACCACGTATAAACAAACATTTATCAGCAATTGGTTGTACTAATTTTAAAAATGCTAAGTATTGTTGTTCAGGTGTCATGGATTGTCCACGTTGATTAATGTTATAATTAGGCGGTATAAGTTCTATCATATCACCATTACCAAACCATCGTGCATTTGGGTCTTCGTAAATAATTTTTATAGCTTCTTGGAACTTTTTTAAATCAAATTCGTTAGCACCTACGTGTACATCCGTTAATCCGTGCACTCTAAGTTTTTCATCGCTATCAACAGCAAATACTTTACCTGGTTCTATTTCTAATTTGTCATATTCTTTTACATCGCTAGGTATAGGTATAGAAAACCATTTACCACACGACTTACAACTAAATTGTTGTTTTACAGTATCTTTATTTCGCTTCTTGCCCTCTTTTTTAGTGAGCATACTACTACAATGTGGACAAATCATTAGTCCTCCTGTGTTGTTTCTGGTAATATTTTGCGTTGAGCACTTTCTATTTCATCGGGACTAAACCCTTGAAACAATCCTACTACGCCCGTTTCTACTTTTTTAACTTGATTACCTAACGTACCTATAGCTTTACCTAATTCTTTAATAGATTGTAATGCTATATTTTGGTCTTCGCTAGTATCAGCTAATTGTTTTAACGAACCTAATATGTATGCGTGGTCAATGCCTAGTTCTTTAGCTACTTCTTTAGAAGTTTTTTCTATTTCACTCATTACTCGCTCCTGTTTTAGTAATATTACTGCTTTTTTACGTGCAGTATTACGATTTTTTTCAGTAAACGCTTTCATATAAGCACTTACAGCATCCTTTCCTACTGCGACGCTAGTCGCAAAAATTTTTTCTTTATTCGTACACTTCGTGCGTTGTTTAACTCTTTTGTTTGTATTCTTAATTTTTTGTGAAAATGTGTATCTGTTAGGGTGTTTGGCAAAATCGGTATCCATGTGTGTCTTTGGACTACTAATAAATGTACCAACAATAGTTCTGACATAACCATTATTACTAGAATAGTTTTTGCTATCCTTCGGATGGTGCAGATTTTTAGAAACTTTTAATAATTGTATTATGCGCCCATCATCGCTAAGTACCCAATCGCCCTCTCGCCCTTTTCTCCAATCTTTAACAAGAGGGGTCACTGGATATTTTTCTCTAAATTCTTCTCTAGTATCGTATATATAATGACGAACACCTTTGATTACTTTACTTTGAGGCATTCTTTTTTTCTAGTTGTTTATGTAATGATTCAATGAGATGTAAGACTTGTTTATGTATAAAATATTTTTTTCCATTGATTTCTATAGGTACACTACTAGTTCCCTCGGCGGCATCCATGTCGTCAATTTCACTTAGCACGTATTCTTCCTCTTCTATTTCTGATGATAATATTTTTTCCAGCTTAACTAGTTTTTGTATATGCTCAAGTATTTTAACTTGCTCTTTATACGGCAACTTGCCTAGCCATTTTATTGCTATGCCCATTGTTTTTCCTTGACAAACCAATCAAAAAGAATTATTTTTAGATACCCTAGTAGCTACTAAGCAGATAACTTAGTATATAACTAGTTCTATTTCTTTTTCTTTGGTTCTTTCTTTTTCTTTAACTCTTTCGCAGCTTTCTCTTTTTCAGCTAAAATATCTAAGACAGCTTCTTCAAGCATCTCTTGTTCTCTTTCTTCAGCTAACTGAGCTTCTCGTCTAGCTACGCCAGTTAAACCAGTCTTTTCTAAGTCTTTAGTTGTATATGTCATAATATAACTTATGTATAACCCATGTTATTTCCAAGAAAAATTATAGCATTTTGAAATGGACCTATATATACACACACACCCCCGTGCAGTGGGGTTATGATATATAACGATTACGTTAGAATTAGATTAATATTAATATAGATTAAAGGAGACGACTATGTCTGAGAAAGTTAATGAGCAGGAGTTCATCACGAAAGAAGAAGCAAAACTTCGTAAAGCAACAGCTGACGTAGTGGGTGCTATGGCTCTAAAATGTCTTGAGATACCAGAGTACAATGAGTATACTGGTAGAAGAGGCATCAAGAACTATGTACCTAAAACTACTGCACAGTTGCAACGTGAGCGTGGCGCAGCCTTAGAAGAAAATAAATTGCTAAGACAAAAGCATTTATCTATTCTTAAAGGTGAAGACATGAACCCTAATGAGCTTAGTGCCGCTGATAACTATGAAGCAGGTGCAGCTGAAAAGGGAAACGATCCTGAGTAATATAACTAGGGTAGTGTAACAGCTACCCTTTTTATACTTTTTTTTATGTTTTATGTATACTTATTGATGCGAACAAGACGTTAGATATACATACAAAGACTTACCCCATTATATACACATTATGTTGATAACATGGGGATAAACAGAAAAAGAGTAGTATTGCCTTTATAAATGCGTAAAGGAGGTGATGCTATATGCGATATATTCATATCGTTGGAGAGTTACATAGTGATGACAAAGGTCGTTATCTACTTATAAATGATACTGGTAAAGCAGTAAAAATTTATGACATGATAGACTTAGTTATGTACATATGTAAGTTCTTTAAAGGGATGCAATAATGTGTCCCTTATACCTAAATCTTAAACTATGAAACGGAGTGAACTATGACTAGAAAACTAATAAAAGAAATTGGTAATGTATTAACTAGTGGTTATCTTAACAATAATAAAGTATTTACTATCTTATCTTTATTAGTGGCGAATGGTAACGCTAATGCGGACATGACTATGGAGGAAATTGATAGAGTCCTTCGTGAGCATTTTACTATCAAGAACTAGATTATGAGGGAGTAGGTAGAGCGACTATGCAATCATTATTTATACCGTTAGTTCACTTCTCCTACTTCCTTATATTAAAAGATTTGGTCCATTCTACCATAAAAGAATCGGGTGTATATGCTCGTTACATAAAACTCAGAAATGAGTATAAAGTCAGAAATGGCGACATTATCTTCGGATAGTGTTTGTGTATAAAATTGGAATATCAATTATGGCGTACAGATTCTCTCCTCGGTGAAAGCCAGGGTTTATCTAGATGTAATTGACTAGCACGATAGGGGTGTTAGTTGAGTTGGAAACAACAATAAGAAAATCCAAAAGATAATGAGTTAAGTGTCGTTGCGGTACTTGTTATCAGTCAGCATAGGTGAATGTCGTAGAAATACACAATCATCGTAGCTAAGACTACTTAAAACTCTAGATAACGACTAGAGACGGTAGGAAGTACTTATACTATTCGCTTCTCAAAAGGAAGTGAGGTATACAATTTTGTGCGGTACTTTCACATGACCCTTACTTTGCTATAATATACAAGCGTATTAGCTTCAAAGATAATATACTAGCATATATAACAAAAGGAAAAGTCACAAAACGTTTTAAATCAAAAGTGTTCTTGTTGTTGTCTGAAATACGATAGCTTCTAGTTGCTCCCAAAGCGCTAGAAAATTGACAAACAGCCAAGTTGGTCTAATTAACCATTAGTTGGAGCGGTAGCTTCGGATTGAGCTTAGTAGTCGGTTAACAGATTAAAACGATAAGAGTGATTAGCTATACTAATTGAACATGACATCGCAGTATGTAGGCAACTATAACTGGATAAAAGACTTAAGGGTAGAAATCCGTACGGGTCTCAAGGAGATGTTGGTAAAGGTGTAATCTCAACCTTTGCAATACTTACTCAAAGAATTATTTGATGATATATTAATGTGTTGATTTCCCAAAGTATATTTTATACGTTAATATCTACAACATTTGTTAGTGATTGTAGTGTTATTCGTATTTAACTGAGCAATGGCAAAAAAGCAGACGGATAGAAACGGCAACAGTTATTATATCTGGATAATGGAAGTGAGGTGATGAGCCGCATTCTAACCAAAAAATACTAATGTAGGTTGAGCGTTGTAATAGATACAGCGCAATATACCTTTTAAAGAAAGAAGGTGAACATGAAAGTAGAAAAATATGTTTATAAAGCTAAACCAGTTGATAAACAATCAAAAGTATATAAAAAGTTTATGAAAGTGTTTAAAGCTTATAAAAAGTTTGTAGAGGTAAATAAAAGATTACCTATGCAGAGTAGTCCTAACCATATTAGACCAAAGTCTGAAACAAAACTATATCAGTGGGCTGTTGGTAAGAAGAATAGAGCTTCTAAAAGACTATTAGCGGAATGGCAATATGAATTATTATGTACTATTCCTGGATTCACATGGTCTACACAAAGTAATGTTTGGTTTAATATGTTAACAAACTTATCTGAGTATATGTTAAAGTATAATGAAACACCTACTCAATTAAGACCAGAACGTTTTCCAGAAAGAATACATAGAGGAAAATGGATTTCACCAGTAGATGATAAACTACATAGATTATCAGTTTGGTGCATGGTACAAAGAAATGCTTACAGAAGAGGTACATTATTACCAGATAGAATGAATGCATTGATAGATATTGGTTTTGATTTTGAACCAGGTAATGGTCCAGCACATGAACGTGGTAATATTCCAGGTATGGATAGTATAGAAAACATAAAATATCTTAAGAATAAACAAAAACATTCTTGGAGGTATGAATGATGCAACACTATTGGTATGATGCAGACGCTGATATAATGTATATAGCTTGTTTGCAAACACATGAATTGATATTAATCATTGTGCTTCCTGTATTATGTTGGGAGTTATGTAAATGGTTATGGAGGTTAAAGTGAAAAACACACCTAAACCTTATCAAGAATATTATTCAAGATTTGATACGGATAATAGAAGAACTAAAGCAATATTATCAGCATACGCAAAGTATAGACGTGAAACATTACTTGGTCGTATTGCAGATAGATTTGATAAATTAATAGATAAACTAAGCAAGAGGAACTAAACATGGGATTTGATTTATATGGCGAAAAGCCAATACAAAATGAGTTTAAACATCAAAAAAGATGGGATGAACTTTCAGCTATGTCTTACGATGAACGTGAATCAAAAGGACTAAGTGATGAGTATTATACTTTAATGAGTAAATACGAAGACATAAATCCAGGCGCATACTTTAGAAATAATGTATGGTGGTGGAGACCTTTATGGTCATTTGTTTGTGAACATTGTGAAGACATATTAACTGAAGAAGATATGAACGGTGGTTGTTATAATGATGCACACGTAATATCTAGAAAAAAAGCTGAAGCAATAGCTACAAGACTTGAAGATGTTATTGAAACTGAAGAAACAAAAATGTGGATTAAAGAACACATGGATACTTTAGAACAAGCTAAACGTAACAACAAACAGGTTGAAGCTGAACTAGAAGAACTGAAAAAATTAGTTGAGGTAGAAACAGGTAATCCTGATATTTATCCAGCTATATATCCAGATAAATTCAAAAAGAAGTATGATGAAGTTTACGCTAAAAGAGATTGGGCTAGTAGTTACCCATTTCACAAAGACAATGTTATTAACTTCATTAACTTTGCAAGACAATCAGGAGGATTTTCAATATGTTAAGAGATAAAACTCAAACATTGCGTATTCTCGGACATCTAAAACGACATGGCAACATTACATCTATGGAGGCATTTAAAAAGTATAGTGCCACTAGATTAAGTGCAATCATATTTAGATTAAGAGAAGAGGGTTTTGACATTGATACCAGAAAAGAACAAAAAAATAATAAGTCTTTCGGTAGATACGTGTTAGAAGACACTCAAAATAATCTTCAATTACTATACGAGTATAGAAGATTGGTAAATTAGGTCGTAGGTGGGTGCTATTTGTAACGAATAGTTAAATGGTTCCGTAATAGCCAGCCCTCTATAGCCTGAAAAGGTATTGACTATAACCTGATAAATAATTATATTCTATGAGGAGGATTCATGATAGACATACCAAAAATATACAACGAATACTTGCAACGTAAAAGTGTGGAAAACCGTAAGAAATATGAGAAATATAAAGGATGGTTTTCAGCTAGTAGCGCAGGTAGTTGTTATAGAAAACAATTACATAGAAGACAAGACTTAGAGCTTGACCCTATGGATGAAAAGAGTGCTAGACTTTTAAGATTAGGTACATTAGTACACGCTGATTTTGAAGAAGCACTAAAAGAATTTGACATTGAAGAACGTGTAGATAAACCAGACGAAGTACAGGTATTAACAGAACATAGAATAGAAATACCAGAACTTATGGTTGTAGGACACTTAGATGTCGGTGTAGTAAACCTAGAAGGTGAGATGATACATGTATATGATATTAAAACCGCAGGTGCTTGGAAATGGCGTATGAAGTTTGGAAGAAATCCAGATAAAAATCCAAGTGTAAACTACGAACTACAATTGGCTACATATGCAATAGGATTAGGTAATGAAAAAGATATTACTGATTTAAGACTATCTATTATGTGGTATAATAAAGACAATTCAATGATGCGTGAAGAAAAGATTAGTGAATTATATCTTGAAGAAGCGTTTGATTATTGGACAGATTTAAATGAAACTTCTGATAGTATTGCAGGTAAACCTGAAGAACTAATACCAGGTGAACAGAATGTACCAGTATATAACTGGGAATGTAAGTATTGTGAGTTTCAAGGTAAGTATTGTCCTGGATTGTATAATATTTAGGAGAAACAATGAGCAAAGAAGAAACGCATTGTTGTTTGTGTGAAGGTGTATTAGACGACCCGTACGGACACAACGCTGAACCAATAATGACAGGTAGATGTTGTAGTTTATGTAATATATCTGCAGTAATACCTATAAGATTAAAACTTTTACAGATTAGTTTAGATAAAAATGGAGGAAATAAATCGTGGAAGAAAAAAATAAAGTAACTAAAGATGAATGGATAGCTTTTCTGGAGGTAAGACAAGATGGACAATATAATATGTTTAGTCCTCAAGCTAGGGATAGTGCTGGTCTTGATAAAGATAAGTGGAAACAAATCATGAATAATTTTGATGAACTATATGAATATTGGGGGGACTTAAATGAGTGCATTTCAAACGTTAAGTAAAATAGATGTAAGTGAACATACTGAAAAGAAAGGTAAATTTACATATCTTTCTTGGGCTTGGGCTGTGAAAGTACTATTAGAAAACTTTCCAGATGCAACTTGGGAAGTACATACTTATTTTGACAATGGTGTAGAAACACCTTATATGCGTACTCAAGCTGGTGCATTTGTACAAGTAACAGTAAGTATAGACGAAGTAAGAAGAACTCAAGTACATCCAGTATTAGACCATATGAATAAAAGTGTAGATGAACCTAACGCTTTTCAAATAAACAATTCAATACAACGTTGTTTAGCAAAAGCAATAGCACTACACGGACTAGGTTTATATATTTACGCTGGTGAAGATTTACCAACTGAGCCTGAAGAGTTAAATGAGAAACAAGTAACTGAACTATTTGATTTACTTGGTAAAATTGACAACACACAACTTAGTGAGCAAATAAAGAAAGCTGTTGATAGTAAAGAAATAAATGACGGCAACTTTAAAGGTGCTATGGCTAAACTAAGGAGGCAACATGAAGTCTCTTAATGTAGAAGGCAAAGCAGTTGATTTTAGAGATGATATATACAAACTGCACACAAAATATACAATAGGTGTAAACGACGGCAAAGAGTTTCGTGAAGCTACGTTTACTGGTACTAAATTATATCACGGTAAACCTATGTTAACATTTGTAATGTATGGAGGTAGACGTAATGGTCATCTCAACTTAAATATTAATCAAAGCTATCTATCTTATGCGATAGAAGAACCTATGGAGGATAAACAAGATGGGTAAATTAAGCGAAGGACAAGCAAAAGACTTGTTAGAAAAAGGTGTTATTGATAAAAGCACTTATCATAAAATGGAAAATGATGGTATTATCAGCGCAGGTAGAGGTGTAAAGCGTAGATATATACAAACAGCTGATGGTAATTTTGTATCACCTATGCTGTACTTTTCAGGATTAAAAGGTGCTAAGTACTCAGATGACATGAAGAAATTAAAAACGGAAGTAAACCAAGTAATAGAAAAGTTTACTACCACAAACACGGAGAGTAAATAAACATGAAAGAAGCTAATATTAACTTTGTTAATGACGATAATTCTGGATACGTTCCAGTACCAGAAGCTACATATCCAGCTCATGTATCTTCATTTAAGATGAATGAATACAACGGCAGTTATGTATTTAATGTTACGTTTCAAGTTGCAGATGAAGCTAAAGAGCTAAAGCTACCTAAGTTACGTAAAGATAATAATGGAAACCACGTACCTACAGGTGAACACGTTAGTGGTGCATTTGTAACAGGTAAAGAATATAGAACTGATAAAGGCGTATGGCTTACACCTAATCCTAGTGAAGGAGAAGAGTGGAAGAACAAACGTTATAAAGAGTTCTTTGAAAAAATGGGAGTATCATTTCCTAAAAACGATGATGGTATAGTTCAATTAGGCATAGTAGAAGATGAAGATGTATATGGTCTTCCTTGTTTAATTAAATTAAAAGAAACTGAGTTTACTAACAAAGATGGAGAATCAAAGAAATCTTTGCAAGTAACTGAAATATCAGTTTGGGAAAACGGTACCAGAATCAGTAAAGAAGAGTTTGATGCTGATGATTTACCATTTTAGTATTGAATAATTAATACTAATTTATTATATTATATGAGGGTTCGGCGTATTGAGATTAACCAGGATATTCGGTTATCCCTGGTCATGTAAATACAGGTATTGGCTTGCTCAGAACCCTCGTATAAAAGGAGGAATCTTGGATAAACTTAAACAAGCACAAGAATTGTTGCGTGTAAATACTGTTTGGAATAGAATCATACAACGAATAAAGAATAGTTTAGAAATTGGTTCTAGTGAAAAAGATTTAATAGACGATATTGTGCAAATTGAATGGGCGAAGGAAAAACGCAATGAACGAAGCAGTAATAACGATTAAACTTACAGATAGTGAAGTAAACTTAATGGTTGAAACACTTAAAAATAGCACCTTAAATGGTGAAATGAAAGAACCACTAAAAAGATTAGAAAACGATTTAGTTGATATTCTTGATATGGTATCTTTAAAACGAAGAGAACAAAAACTTATAAATAGTAGGGAGGTTACTATTGGGGAAAACTTATCTTAATAAACTAAAACCTGGTTCTAGGTTTAGTCTACATGGTTTGCAGGGTATACTACTTAACGTAGGTATCAATGCAGAAGTATTAATAACTGAAATACCAAACGATGCATGGCACCAAGAAAACGAGTCTTATTATAAAGGAAGACAAACTTGGTCTGCTAAAACATTAGTGGAGGAGTTATGAAATGCGAAGCATGTGGACACGAGAACGGAAGAAAATACAATCCAATAAGGCGTATCATTTCTCTCTTAGAAGCAAGAGGCGAAACGTTGTGTCAAAAGAGATTAAAACGAATAATAAAAATAATTCGTACACAAATAGTTTCTGATAGTAGTAATCAAAAAACCTTTTACTTTCTGCAAGCAATATCCAAAATACCTAACGATACTGTAGAAAGAGTACTTGGTAAGTATGAAATGGATGAACATGCATATAGCGGTAAAGGGTTTGCATATCTTCAACAGATGATAATATCTGAACATGAAAATAAATCTAAACTATTAGAAAATGAAATAAAAAAGTTTGGTAGAACACCAAAGAAGACAAAAGTTGAGCGAGGAGAATATAAAGATGTCTATAGTAGCAATGGAGGAAACACTCTTTCCAGTTAAAGAAGTTCCAGCAACCTTTATGAAAGCTGAAGGTAAAAAAAGAACTCTGATGACTGAAACAGGGTATAAGTTCATCGTAAGAGAAGATACAGGAGATGTACTATCTTGTATGACTGATGAATATAAAGTAGTTGACAACAGAACTGTTGTTGATAAAGTACAAAAAGTATTAAAAGGAAATGGAGTTGAACTAGCTGAAGCAAGAACATTTTCTGGTGGACAACGTGCTATCTGGAAATGGAATTTCCCTAATACTGAAGTCAAAGTTGACAAAGGTGATTTAATAAATCCACAATTAATCGTTGCAAATAGTTATGATGGTACAACATCAGTTAATGTAATGGGTGGTGCATTCAGACTTGTTTGTTTGAATGGTTTGACAATTGGTAATGTTTTAACTAAGAAAAAAGCAGTACATAAGAACAACAATACTGGTATTGTAGATATTGATAAGACAATAACGGATACAGTAACTATGTTAGTTCAGTTGTTTGAACAGGAATTTCCTAGACTGACAAGTACTAAGCTTAGAAAGAAACATATGATAGATATATCTAAGATTATTCCAACACAATATATGGAAGACTTTACAAGATATTGCGTAAATAATAATATGAATACATATTGGGATTTACTAAATGCTTGTACTTATATTGCAACACACGTTGCACATAGAGATAGAGAGTCTGTACATCTAATGGAGAATCAGATATATCCTACAGTAACAAGATTAGCAAGAGCATAGGTTCCTGAGAATAAGATAGCTTCTTAATAAAGGTCCCTGAGATATAGACCACTTGATAGAGACTGGCTACGTTAACCGAAGTCGTATAGAAGTGTAGCACGACCCTCTCTACAAAGTCTATTCTCTTGCTGATAATCTATAGGATGATACATGGAAGAGCTCCAGTAGTTGCCTATAGTAACAACTACATTTAGTCTCACGGGAAGCATAGCAGACCACGTGGACGAAATTAGTAATTATAGTTAAGTTAAAACCTGAAGCTTAAGCGAATGTATACGTACAAATATGGTTGGTGTATACGCTTAACTATATAATTAGGCGGTGATGGATTAGCCAGTAGACTCTAGAGTTTATAAGCCGCCTAAAGAATTAGAAAGTTGATATGGAGAAATACCATATTGTAAAACTCAATGACGGACCGAACCCTAGGGCGATACCTTTAATATAATCGGTTGGGGACAGAGTTAGAGCTCATATTTGAAGCGAATCTTTCTATAACATTAGGAGTAGCAACAGAAGGTGAGTCTTGCATAAAGTCCATGGAAACCGAAACTAGCTGCTCCTATAACATTTGGAGGAAATATGAAATTAAGTAAAAGAGAACAAGCATGGGAAGATAGAAAACAATCTTCTGATGACTTTATAATTAAAGAAAATTTTCAAGAAAGACTTAAAAATTTTAAGTCAGTTGACGTTTGGAGCAAAGAACATATTGCAGAACGTGAAAAATTCTATAAAAAATTCGGTAGAGCTTGGTGGATATTTTGTGGAGTTTCAGTTGTAGAAAAATACAACGAACAATGGATTAATAAATATAGAGTTTTAGATGGAGAAATAAATGAATAAATCAGAACATTTTGAAAAAAACGATATGGATGATATGTGGGTATGCGATTATTGCGGTACAGAAGAAGTAGATGAAAAAGCGTGGGTTAATATGAACACGCTTGAAGTTATGGAAAGCGTTGACGATACTACATATTGGTGTAATATTTGCAATGACGAAGCATCACCATTATCATATTTTGAATTTAAAGAAAAGATTGCTGAAGAATGTGGAGGCAATAAAGAAAAGTATCATCAAATTTTAGATGGGAGTAGAATGTAATGGGATATTTCAAGAAACTAGAAATAGAACGTATGGATAACTACAAGTTAAGAGAAGCAGAAGACTTTGAAGACGGAGTAGATAGGTATCCTATGCCTCATATACCTACAGAAGAGGAAATAGAAGATACTAAACAAGATACTACGTGGAGTGTTAAACACGAAGGACACTTGAACAGAAATAATATAATCTTCCATAGTAATAAATATCAAAAACTTCACCAAAAAATGAAAAAAGTTGATGATAAATTGAAGGAGCATAAAGATGAGTGACGCTGAAAAAGCATTTGATTTACAAGAAAAAATAGCAAAGCTAATAGATAAATTAAACGAGCTTGGATTTGAGTATATGTATTACAACAATATAAGCTCAATAAGAAGAAAGAGAAAATAACATGATGAAATTTATAAGTATACCTGTATATAGTAGTACAGATGAAGAAAGTGGAGTAACGCATTACGATATAGATGCTATGCGTGAAAAGTTTGAAGAAGAAATGATATTGTTAGAAAGCTCTACACAAGCAGAACTAGATGGATGGGCTGACAAACAAGCAGATTATGCTATGGACAATATGACAAGTGATGTATATGAACAAGCTAGGGAGGCATTTGAATGAGCGAAACATTAAAAGAAAAATACAATAGAACTAAAATGTGGTATAATTCAGCACAGAAATTGCTTATGGATAGAACCATTGTAAACGTATGGTGGCAAGAATGGGATGAAGATTATCCAGATGAAGGTACTGGTTTAGTATTTAGTACAGATAAGGGCGATGTATTCTTTGTAGGAATGGATGATGAAGGTAATGGTCCTGGTTCTTTACATGTTGGTATGAGCGATGAACGTAGAGAAGAGTTTAAGAAAGATGGATTATGTGCTTCTTGTTTACCAGTAGGTGTAGAAAGCAATTCATCATATAAAGAAATGTGGCTAACAATGCATGGTTTAAATAACAAAAGTTGGGAAGAATCTGGTCATACTGAACTAAAAGAAGTTAAAGATGAAGGATAATTGTCCTACGGTATTTCCTTATTATGGTGGTAAGTATATACTATCTAGAAAGTTGGTACCAATGCTTCATAGACATAAAAGATATGTAGAAGTATTCTTTGGCGGGGGAAGTATGTTTTTTAGAAAAGACAAAGCTAAAATAAATGTATTAAATGACTTGCATAATGATGTAATAAATTTGTATATTTCAGTTGCGGAGGATTTCAATGAGTTTAAACGATATGCAAAACATATATTGTTATCAAGAACTCTTCACGAAAACTATAGAAAACATATACACGAAAATAAATCTTTTGATATACCTGATGTAAAAAGAGCGGCAATGTACTTTTTCGTATTGAAAACGGCGTTTAATAAAAACCCTTTTCTACCATTAAGTAAAGACGCTAAATGGAACGATGGTATACTTGATGACTTAGAAGCTAGTAGATTAAAATTACAAGACACTTACATAGAGTGTATGGATTTTAGAAAGCTATTTGACAAATACAAACCAGATGAAAACGATATGTGGTATCTTGACCCACCATATGTAGCAGCTACTGATAGAAGCGATTACTATATTCATTCATTTAAAGATGAAGACCATAGTGATTTAAAAACTATGTGTGATGATATTGATAAAACAGGTGGAAAGTTTATGGTTAGTTATGATAACAGACCAATTATCTGGGATATGTATAGGTACTATAACATACAGGAGATACCTATAAAGTACGCTGGACAACTACATAGCGATAAAAAAAAGATTGAATTAGTTATAACAAACTATATACCAAAAGAAAAACAACTTAGTTTATTTGAAATGGAGGACTAATGAAAATGGATAAACTGAAAGATGTAAATGATATATTAGAAATGCCGAAAGCTGAAGAAGCTGAAATTGCGGTATTAGGTTCTATATTACTTGAAGGTAATGAAGTGTTTGAAAAGTCTAAAGGTATTATCAGAAATGCGAAAGCATTTTATTCTGAGAAACACCAAAACGTTTGGAATACTTTTATAGAACTATATAGAAATAATGTAGCTATTGATACAGTTACTGTATACAATGCTATGAAAGATAGTAAAATAGATAAAAACTTAACTACATACTATCTAACAGGATTAGCCGATGGCGTTCCTACAACTGCAAACGTTGAACATTACTCTAAAATTGTATGGTATAAATATATACAACGTAGAGTAATTAGAGGTTCGCAAGTTTTATACAACTTAAGTTTGAATAGTAAAGAAGATGTTATTGAATTACTACACGAACATGAGAAAGAAATAGAAGAACTAAAATCTGTTGCACCTAGCAAGAAAGTAGATACTAAAGATATAATTAACGATACTATATCAACACTTAAAACAGGTAGTAATTTAATTCCTTTTGGTATTGAACAGCTTGATAAAGCAGCAGGTGGTATGACTCGTAGTGAGATTACTGTACTTGGTGGTAGACCAGGACATGGTAAAACTACTATGGTTATAAATGTTGTAAAGCGATTACTTGAACAAGGCTTTAAAGTTATGTTATTTAATCGTGAGATGACTAACGTTGAAATGATGAAGAAAATATTAGTAATGGAAAATCAAAAGTTTAGTTATGAAAAAATAAGAAAAGCTAAAAACATTGATAATGAAATTGCTGAAATATCTTTAAACAAAGCAGAACTAGGAGAAAAGTATAAGAATCTGATTATGCATGATGATTGTAAAACACTTGCAGATGCTATGAAAGAGATAGCTAAGGAAAAACCAGACGTTGTACTTGATGACTATATCCAACTTATTCGTACAGACAACAAGAATAATAAAGATAGACGTTTTGAAATTGAAGATATAATGTTAGATTATAAATGGATTTGTAAAAAAGTAAATTGTAGTGCTATACTAGTATCACAATTAAATAGAGAAATAGAGCGTAGGATAGACCCAAGACCGAAGTTATCAGACTTTGCAGAAAGTGGTGTTATAGAACAAACTGCGGAAGCGGCGTTCTTTGTATATTATCCTTATGCGGTTGATGACAAGGAAAATGATAGATACCAAATGGAAATCATATGTCAAAAAGCAAGATATGGACAACTAGGTAGTTATGACCTAGGGTTTAATGGCGACAAGTGTAGCGTTTACTTTGATAGAACAGAAGCTATAAGGGTAATGAGCAGTTATACCTAATGAATATAATAGCTATAGACCCTGGATGGAATGGTGCAGTTGCTTTCTTTGCTCAAGACAACCTCCATTCAACTAGTAATTGCCCTTCCTCTAGGGAACCTATAGACATGGTTAAATTAATCAAACAATATAATACTAATTCTAACACAATCGTATATATTGAACGAGTTTGGTCAAGACCATATGAGAGAGGGGCATTTACATTTGGGAAGAATTACGGCATCTGGTTAGGTATTTGTAATGCGTTAGACCTACCTATTGTTAAGGTTCTTCCTAAAAAATGGCAAGATGTTATAGGTAATAGAATACCAAAAGATTATCAAAAACGTAAACAGTACTTTAAACGTAGAGCAAAAGCTTTTGCAGGTAGCAAACACAAAGTTACTCTTAAGAACGCAGATGCTATATGTATTGGAATGTACGCTATAAAGGAGATAAAATGAATTATAAAGAAATATATTCTTCTAGTAAACAAGCTAGATTGGATTTACTTATGTTGTATTTAGACATAGAATCAGATAAAAATAAATTAAAAGATAAATCTATAGTTACTAAGCTAAAAAACTTTGAGAAAGAATTAGAAAATAAAGGTTATCCTACAAAAAAAGAGTTAATAAAAGAGTTTGCAAATTATTCTATTAAAGATGACCAAACATCTATAGCTTAATCTTCCATCTTATCTAATACTTTAAGAACATCACTGCTATAATCTAGATATTGTCTTTCAGTCTGTTTCAATTTAGGCATAGTACCTTCAGCGGTTTTTATCATTCTTTTAATAAAATCAGGATACTCAACTTCAAAAAGTCCTAAGTCTAAAGTAAATCTGTCTTTTTCTTTCTTAGGATACATACTAAATGTATTTCTACTTATTGCCGCCATCTTACCATCAAAGGTTTTTGAAGAAGTAAATTGAGGACCAGTCTTTGTAAAAAGTCTTCTACCTTGTTCACCTCCAATAAATGGAAGAGGTGTAGCAAATTGTATTTTTTGTAGCATAGTTAAATCTTGGTCTTTTTCTGCTGCATAACTTAAACCTAACAAAAAGTTTGCTGTATCATTATTTTGAATTACTCTATCTATACCAGTAATAGACATAAAATCTAATAAAGTATCAACAGTAGGTCCTAGATTACCAGCAACTGGACCTCTACCAAAATATTTTTGCATAAGTTCTTCTCTATTTTCTTCAGCAAATTCTTCTGGATTAGCTAAACTAGCAAGTTTTTCTAGTTCTTCATATGCTGCGTTTTCAACAATATTACCAGCATTTCCATTTAATAAATCTCCAAAGGTTTCTATCATTAAGTATAAACCACCAAGTCTTGTCATTCTTCCAACAGCATCAGAACGTAATTGACCAGAAGCTACATCTCCTAGACCTTGTTCTATCATTTTTTTCTGCATAATAAAATTACTAAACACATAATGTTTAAACTGTAATATCAATGAACCAACTTTACTTGTTTGTGCAAAAGATTTTTGTGTTTGACTATAGTCATAATGTAAAAATGTTACAATGTTATCAGCATGTCTTTGTGCTAATCTTTGTCTATATTTATCAAATTCTAGTTCAAACTCAGTACGCTCTCTACCTAACAATTCATCTTGTACAGTTTTCGTTTGCATATCAGATATTTGTTTTTTACTAAAACTACTACCATCTTTATTTTTTAATTGTCTTTTAAATCTTTCTCTTAATACAGATAAAGTAACATCGTTTTCTTGTCTTATCCATTCTTGAGTATAAGCAAAATCATAAGTAGTGTTTCTATTAATTTGATTTTCTACTGTTTGCATAAGTTCACCAGAACCTCTAGCTATTCTACTCATACCACTATCTATACTATCTATTATACCATCGTGAGTAGCATTTCTATAAAAACCATCTTCTCCTTTTACTATTGGCATATGCATATCTGCATAAGTTTCTTGAATGTTTACATTAAATACACCACTTCTTTTTCTACCAGCAATGATTCTTTTTCCTAAATTTTCTCTAGTGTTTTTTATATTTCTCAATTGAGCCATACCTAATGCTCCAAAATAAACATAATTAAATGTCCATTGTGATGCATTTTTAATAGCTGTTTTAAGGTTCCAACCTAGTTTAGTTGCAAATTGATAGTTAGTAGCTATACGAACCAACTTGTCACTAAGAGTATTATAATCTCCACTTGATTGTGTTTCAAACAATCTATGCATATACTTTGTTAACATATCTACTGATTTGTCAAATTTTTCATATTGTAATGGCTGGTCTGGGTTAAAAGGTCTTCTTGCTTTAAGCGCAGCTACCTCACTTAACGCAACCATATATGCATTTGCGTTATCAATAGTGTGTAAAAACTTTACAGTATTTTTATTATAAGATTCTAATACTGGAAATATATTAAAATCTTGTTTTGCAGTTCCAATATCAGTATTAATTTTACTAGCTGTATATAAATTATTTTGCATGATTTTATCTAAAGCTAAAAAACCATCCATGGCTTCATCTATTTCAGCTCCTTTACCAGAAAACATTTTGTAAAAATTACCTTCTATTTGTGGTAATACTTCTAATGTTAGTAAAGGTAAAATACCACTATCTTTTCTTTTTATTCTACCAGCAAAATCTTTATTTAATCTTTCTAAAACACCTAATACTTCTTCATATCTATGATGACTTTTAATATTACTATCTTTAGTATTTTTTAATAAACTAGATAATTTGTCAACACCTTCAATTACATGTCCATCTCTTTTAACCATTAATGCTCTAAATTCTTCAGCTGCATCTAATGTAGAAGGATGTATTCCATGTATTCTTTCAAATTTTTTGGCATCATTTTTTGCTAATTTTTTTAAATCATCAAATTTTTTACCTCCCATTAGCGTTAGTTTACTAAAATCTGCAAATACTTTTAACTCACCTTCCTTTGTTAAATAATCTAAAGAATTAACATAAGCTTTTCCACCATCTCCAGTATTAGCTAATTTATCTGGTTTACCTTTTTCGTTACCACGAATATAATATTCTTGAGCAGCTGCTGGACCTGTAGCTCCATCAAATTCTTCTTTACCTTCTGCAATTCTTCTCCATCTATTTTGCATAGTAACAAGTTTATTTCTTAAAGTAAAACCTAGTTTAGCATCAATAACTTTACCAACATTTCCTATAGTAAATTCATTACTAGCAATTTTCATTTTACCAATTATAGATTGTATAGTTCTATCCCCTACTACTTGTCTACCATTAGCTCTTGTATTAGAATCTAAAATCTCTTGAAAAGCTTTTTTCATTGTAGGATTAGTTTTAAATATTTCAGATTTTAAATAAAAATCAGTAGTTCTAGTTAAACCTAAATTAGTTCCTGGAATAGATTCTAAGTTTTTTATAAATTCTTTTTGTAATCTTTTTTGTACTTTTAATTCTTCAATAGTTGGAACTTCATATTCACCAAAGCCTTTACCACGTGTAGCTTCAAATTGTAATTCAGAATACATATTACTTATTTGAGAATCGCTATATTGTCTAACCAAAGGATTAGAATAAAATTCTTTAGCTAGTTTTCTATCTGAAGCAATTCTTCTTGCTAAATCACGATTTAATCTAACGTCTCTACTAAAAGGTGCGCATACTTTATCTACTATTGACATCTATTTACCTCTTGCCTTTACACATTTTTTACCAATTCTTTCATATCTAGCTTCATTCCATTCCATAAAATTACTTTTTGTTCTATTAACAAATGGTTTATCGCTAGGTATCAAGCCGCTATTTACATCTTCAAACACATAAACTCCTTTATCTATTGCTTCATATATTGCTGCAATTCCATTTACTCTATAATCTCCTCTACCAGCAAATTCATGAGCAATCAAACTATCTCCAACTAGACCACCTTTACGTGCTACACTTCTATATAAACCTGTACCTATACCAATATAAAATTGTTCGTAATAACTTAATCTACTCATACCGCTTTGGTTTATTTCATCTTGCAGTATATTAGTCATTCTTAATACACTATCATTATGTGTGTTTCCATATTCTGTAAAAGCACGAAACGCTTCTTGATTTCTTATAAATACTTTATCTGATACTACAGATTCTAGGTTTGGTTTTTTACCATTAAGAACATCAACGACATCTCTACTTGTTTTAGCTAAATCTTTATTGAATTGTAAAGCTTCTGTTTTTTGATTAAATATATCTACTCTATGACTATTATTAAATCGTATTGCTAAGTTAATACGTTTAGACAAAGATTTATCATCTGATACAAATAAATATTTACCATTAAATTCTACAAATTTACCTGATTTTATATCTATATCAGGAGACATAATTCTACTTAGTACTATATCTATTTTATCAGCTAAACCATTTTCTTGAATAATAAGATATAGTTGTCTATCAAAATCATATTGTAAACTATCGTAGTCTTGGAATCCATATAATTTGCTTGTTCCATTAGTAGTTTCATAAAATTCTTTTTTATATTGACTAACAAAGTTATCTATTAATTTACTTTGTGCTTCTGTAATTTGTAAACCAGAACTTGCTATTCTTTGATTTAATACTCCAGCTGTACTTCTACCTACAAATTCTGATAAGGTTTCTTCATACTTTCTTGGCTCTGTAATAAAATCTTTCATTTTTTCATTAACTAGCTCTCCTAGTTTTTTGTCAGATAATTTTCCATGTTTATCATATATTTTTTTTATTCTAGCAACTAATTCTTTTTTAATATTTTCATCAAGGTCTTTAAATAGTTTGTTGTTTATTTCTTGTTTTAGTTCAGAATATTTTTTATCAAAACCTTTAGTTCTAGATGAATAATATTTAATTAAAGCATCTCCACTAAAATCATCTTCCCCATATTCTAATTTTTTACCAGCTTGTAATTCTTTTAATTTATCTAAATCAGAAAAATATTGTTCTTCAATTGCTTGTAATTTTATAGATGCATCGTGATAATTTTTTACGCCTTTAATAATATTTTCTGTTGCCTCACTAGCATCATCCATAAATTGAAAAGCTAATGTTTCAAACTCAGGTCCTTGATAGTCTAATCTATCTTTAATTTGTAATTTATTAGCTGTAGTGTTTTGTTCATATAAAGAGCGTAACAATACATTTTGATAGTCTCTAGGAGATACATTTTTTAAATTTAAAGCGTTTTCATATGCTTTAGAACTTACTTGTCCAGCTAATCTCATAGTAAAACTACTATTAATATTATGTCCTCCAAAATCTAATTCATATAAATCTTTATACAAATCATCCCAAGCTTTTTGTCCTTGTCCTGCAGATTGACTTAAGATTAATTTTTTCATTTTTGCTTCAATAGATTGTTTAGCTAATGCTAAATCTTTATCGTAATTATCAATAACCTTTACTCTTCTACTTGGACTAGCACTTCTTTTTCTACCTGTACTAAATTCACCACCACTATCTCTTAAGTATGTACTAAATATATTTACATATTCTCTTACAGCAAACATTTCATGGGGTTGAAATTCATCTGCTAACTTTAGTCCTTCTCCATCTACTCTTTCAAATATACCATCTTTACTAAAAAACAAATCATTCATAATAGTAGTTTTGCTTCCAAGTTTTTCTATATTATAACCACCAGTAGATATATCTAATGCTTTTTGATTGTACTCGTCTACTTTTGCTCCTATAATAGGGTCAATATTTTCTTTTACTCTTATATAAGTATTTTTTCCTATTTGCATAACAAGACCATTTGTTGGAAAAGGTTTTCCTCCTACGCCAGGAGTTCTACTTTGTGTAGCTGTTAAAAATCTTAATATTTCAGGAAAGTTCATACCAGTTCCTTTAATTACAGCTTCATTTAATTTAGAGTTTTGTAATTCTGCAAACTTATCTGAATCAGTAAGTGAAAAACCTTTATAATTATCAGGAGAACCTAGTGTATCTTGTGTATACATTTTTTTACCTAACAAATTATTAAAACCTTTCCAAACATCTGCTGGTTGTGAGTACATACTTATAGTATCATCTATGTCGTAATCACCTTTTAACATATGAATAACATCTCCACTTGCTACAACTTTTTTATTTTTTTCTGATATACTTCCTATATCTTTAATTCCTTCTATAATAACACTACCTAGTCTTGTAATTGGATTTCTATAAGTTAAAGATGCTACCTGTACATCATCTACAACTTCAAAATAATCTACCAAGTCTTTTAATGTACTACCTTTTTTTGGTTTGTTTCTAACTAAATCGTCTAATTTTTTTACAGAAGAAGGAGTAAGTCCTTTTCTTAGTTCTTGGTCTCTCATTACATCTTTTAATTCAGTAATGTGTACAAGTCTATCTACGTCATTTTTATCTTTTAAAATTATAGCAAAATTATCAACGTCTATTTCAGTTTGACCAGCATAATAAGACTCAGTAGTTTCACCATAACGTATAACACCTGTTTCATCTGCTATCATTGATTTTAATGAACCAGTAATATCTGGTTGTATAACTGCATTGTTACCGTGCTTAACCTTTGCATTTAAAACATATTCATCTGCAAACATATCAAAGTATTTATCATAAAACAAATAAGGGTCTACCCCTTCTTTTGCAAGTGATTGTAATACTCCAGGTTGAGAGTCTCTTAAATTTGTATCAGCATTTAGTTTATTACTATTTTGTTCAGTAAGATATAAAAAGTCTTCTATTGCTCCAGTTCTATCTGAATTATTCATATTTTTAGCTTTAGTATTATATGGTCTAATATTTTGTGTATAGTTATAAGAAACAAATGCATTTAATGCCTCATCACCATTTTCAGCAAATGTTAAAAATCCTGTTAAATTAGGAGGCAACGCACCAGATTTTTTACCTTTACTAGACAATAAAGATATATCATTCATATTAAATTGAAATGAATTTGTGTCATCGAATGTTCTGTTAAAATCTTTTGCGGTATTAGGACTAAATATTCTTGAAGTTAAATCTGAATTTATACCTTTAACTAAATCTTTTACACCACTTCTAGCTATAAAAATTATATTTTGTTGGTTTGCAGCCGTCATCATTTCTTGTGGAAAGTTTTTTGCACCTTGGTTTGGTATGTGTAATCCAGCTGTTTTCATTAACGCTATTTCATCTCCAACATCTTTATGTCCAATGTATTTTACACCAGACAATTCGCTAGTTTGATTTAATGGAGTACCTAATAACATAGCTTCTAAATCATATAAATCAGTGGGTTTCATAGATGCTGCGTCTAATATACTTACATCTTCTTGTCTAAGTCTTTCTCTTCCTGCATCATATATTCTTTGGTCTCTTGCACTTAATGCATTATACTCTGTATCACTTAATTCTTTTTCTATATCTATATTAAATTCATCTTTGTATTGTTTTATATCTCTTTTTCGTTGACTAAACATATCATTAATAGTTCCATCAGGTAATTCATCTTCAACTATTACAAATTTATAATCACCATTTACAACTTTATTTATTGTTGTTGCAACTTTGTTTAATGTAGGGTCTTTTGTGTCTTTTATAAATTCGCCTATTTGTCTCAATTGGTCACTATCAATATTTTTAGCTGATTTGTTGTCATGTAGTTTAAATCTTTTTAGTGATTTAAATTGTTCTTCATCTGTTGCATTTCTTAAAGCTAACCATGTTTTTTCACCTAAACCAAATTCCATAGCTTTTTTACCATATGTTAAATCCATCATCATAGGTTGTATTAATTGAGTTATTTTTTTACCACTTATACTACCATCAGGATTTTTAGGTACTGCGTCAATGTCAAAAATATACTTTCCAGTATCTTCGTGTTTTCTTATATAAAAGTTTTCTTGTAATCCATCTAAAGCATTCTTACCCAGATTCTTTTTTCTCCATTTTACATATCTATCAGCTATTTCATCTAATGCATCTATACCAGCTTTTTTATTTGTATCATTTATTCTAATTACAATATTTGTTTTTTCATTTAATCTAATTAAGATACCTTTGAAGCTTTCTAAATCTATATCATTTTCATCAAATTCTTCATCAATTCCTTTTTTTAAAGCTCTATTGCTTTTAAACCTATGATTACCTGTTGCTAAATCATTTGCAATTTGATAGAAAAATTCATTATCATCTAAAGTTCTGTTTGCTCTATATACATTGTTAGCAAAACCATTATTGTTCATAATAACTATTTTATCAGCTAAGGTACCATCTTCAAATATACCTCTTAAACTTTTTAATAATAAATTTTCTTGATATTGAAAATCTTCATAATTGCTAAATCCTCTACTACCATCGTATGTTACAGTTTTTAATACAACTCTATTTTCTAAGTTTGCACCTATAGCAATTAACTCTTGATTTAATTTTTCAACATCTACAAGAGGATTTGTTTCTATAATATTTTCACGCAATCTTTGTAAAAATACTTTAGTATGTGTTCTATTTCCGTTATTATCTACAAATCTACCATCATCTTTCATAACTGAATATTTAGCATCTAAGTACTCTTTTATATTTACAGCATCTTTTGCTTTCTTAAAATGTTTACCTATAATAATACTATCTTCTCCATACTCAATTAATAATTTAGAAATAGTGTTTGGAGATTCACTTAATTCTCTACTATGATTTAAATCAAAGTCTAACAACATTTCTTCTTTATCTTTTGGAGCCATCATATCATCTATAATATTTCTTTCTTGTTCCGCAAATAATTGTTTCATTTTATCTTGATATATTTTTTCTGAAGAAATTGAATCATCAATTTTTTGCATTTCTTTCCAACTACGCAACTTTCTTTCGTTACTTAAAAATCCAGCTGTATTTAAATGGTTATAAAATTTTCTAAATTTATCATCACTATTTTCTATGTATTTTAATATTTTACCTATAGTATCAATATTATCTGCTTCTAAATCTTTTACTTGTTTTTTTAGTGATTGAGCAAACATATTCATGTTGTCGTTATATTTTATAGTTTTAATTTTTTCTATAGATTTTTTTAAACTATTTAATGTATTTATATCTTTAAAATACAGTGAACTATCTGTTACTTCTGTTAAATGTCCTGTCGTTATACCATTTTCTGTTTTAAGTATATAAGGTTTAATAATTTCTTGAACTTCCATTATTAATTGTTTAGCTGCTTTATCAGCTTGTGATGCACTTAAATTATTATCAGATTTAATTGTGTTTATAAAACTTGTTAAAAATTTTTTTGATTCACCAGATTCATAATCTTCTAAAAATTTTAAAAAATTCACTCCTTTTTGATGTTGACTAATATCTAAGTCTGCTAAAATTCTTATATCCATGTGAATAGTATTAGAACTTCTTCCTTTAATTAAACTAAACTCTTCAAATGTTTCTAATATTGCTCTATCTACATTAGTGTAAGATTGTAAATTTCCATCTACATTATATCTTTGATATTTTATCCATTGATTTTTCCATTCTAAATCTCCTATAAATGTTAAAAATGGAATATTAGGTCTATCTTTCATTCTAGAAAAAATACCAAAATCTTGTTCTACAAATAATTCTCTTAATTCGTTTACTTGAGCATTAGTTAATTTTTTTCTTTTTGTTTGTTTAACTAAATCATCTGCGCCTTGTTTTCTTAATAAAGGTAATAGACTTTTAACAAAGTTTTGATTTTGTTTACTAAGCTTAGAAATGTCTACATGGCTTTCTAAGTATTTATATATACCATCTTCAGCAAATATTTCTTCTATTTTTGTACGAATTTTAGAATGTTGACTTCCAAACTTATCATCGTTTAATACATTGTCTACAAACTTTACAAGTCTTTCAGAATTGTCTAAAGATTGCATCATATCTCCTATGTGATACATAAATTCATTATTAAAAGATAGTTTTCCTTTTGGAAGATTATTGTTAGATGAAAACAATTCAGCTCCACCATCTAATAAACTTTTAATGCTTGATAAGAATTCTCCTTTATCAGTTAAATCACTATTTTTAATTGACACTTTATTTGCACCCGATGCTTTAATTTTTCCAGTTCCATATTTTATAACATAATCTACGGCACGTGTTAGTTCTGTAAATAAAGCTTCTCCTTCAAAATCATCTAAATCTAATTCAGCACCTTTTCCAATTCTTTTTAAAACAAATTGGTCATTTCCATATTCTTTACTTCTAGTTTTTACAGGTTTATAAGCATCAGGCAATTTATTATATATATCTAATATTTGATTTTCCATTTCTTCTATGGTGCCTTTAAAATTTTCTATTACTGGTTTAGCATAGGTTACAATTAAATCTCTTGGATTATCAGGTCTAACATCTAATCCTTTCATAGTATCACTAAATAATTGTACTTGGTCAGCAGTTAATTCATCAAATGTTTTAAAGGTGGTTTTTTTAGTAGTAAAATTAACATTATCATACAACATAATAAAATCTTGATATAAACTTCTTAAATTATCTACATCTTCTATAGCATTAACTTTATCACGTTCATCTTTTTTTATTTTCTTTTCTTTACCACCAACGTCTTTTAAATAATCATTTTGAATCATACCCCTGATAGTGTTTGCAGTTGGAGAGTTTTCGTCAATACCAGCCATTCTCATACCTTCTATACCTGCTGTAGCGTTGTTGCTAATTAATTGTCTTCTAATATGATTATATATTGGATGGTCTATGTGTACTCCTATAGCATCACCTAATTGTACTTGTTCTTTTATATGTTGAAATCTATCTCCAATTTTTTCTTCCCAAGGAGTTGTAGTGGTTGTCCATTCAGATGTTCCATCTCTTAAAGGTCTACCTTTATATGTCATTTTGTGACCACGTTTAAATAAGAAATATCCTAACACAGCTGTCATTTTCCAATTATCTTCATCTATAGATTGTCCAAAAAAGTAAGGAGATGCACCAGCCATTCCTAAAATAAATGCTCCAGCACCTTGTCTGAATTTAGTTTGTGCAAAATCTTGAAGAATTAATTTACCATAATCCATACGAGCTGCGTTAATGTTTACAGACTTAGCTACACCATTAAGAGATAATTTCATATACTCAGCTGCTGCTTCAGCTCTTTTAATATCTATTTCTGTTGCACCTTCTTGAGCTCCACGTATTACTAGTTGTTTTAAATCATGTGGATTTTTTTTACCTTTTAACAATGTATCCATTTCTTTAGGCAATAATTTTCCTGCTTGTTCCATAGCGTGTAATACTGCAGGTTGGTGCATTCTTGCATATAACATATAAGCTGAAGTAACATCTTCACGAGATTTTTGAGCAACTTTTGTTGTTCCTTTAACATTTGTGCCTTTATAATAATTTCCATTATTTTTCATTAAACTAGCTATAGTATCTCTAGCTTCTTTATTCATAATGCTTAATGGACCTTTTGCTAAACCTCCTGGTATAAATCTAACACTAGCAGCTGCTGGACCAAACAATAATGCTTCAGCTAACATTTGTTTACCAGTATAAGGATTTTCTTCACCTCTTATATTTCTAGAAGCCATCCAAGCTCCTTCTACCATAGTGTAATATAAAACGTCTTCTGCTGCATGACCAAACCAAATATCAGCTTTACTATATTCTTTCATACCTAATTTTCTTAATGGATTAAATTCTGTTAATAAATCAGGTAATGTGTTTATTGGTTTAAAACCTTCACTCCAATATTTACTTGCTTTTTTATTAATTTCTTCAACAACGCTATTAACTATTCTTCCACTTTTATCTTTTGTTGCTCTACCAAAAGTATATCCTAAATCTTTACCAACTTTTTCTAAGTAATTTCCAATACCATCATTGAATTTTTTTTGTACTTCTTCTGGTCCAAAACGTTTGCCGTAAAATCCAGCTCTTCTGGTATCGTCAAAATTGTTAACTGCTTTAAATAAATCATCTGAAGCGGCTACTTCATTTATAAATTTTTCAGCACTAATCTTTTCACTACCTTTCATAATAGTGACTCCACCTCTAGTTAGTGCTCCTGTTGCAATATCTTTTATATTATCAGTCGCATTAATTTGTTTTAAAATTTTAGTTTTACCTAAAGCTGTTCCTTTAGCTGCTTTACCTAGCCCTTTAATACCCATTAAACCAAGTTTACCTACACCAACATAGGGAGTAAAAAACCCAGCTAAATTACCTAAAGCGTATGCATTACTATTTCTATTTGCATCTATACCTAAACGACTTCCATCTGCAAAACCAAAACTTGCACTTTCAATTGCACCTCCTGCAAAATTTTCTAATGTTTGACCTATTCCTGTGCTTTTAATTGGTGATACAAATTTTCCTTCATCTGTTGTAGCGCTAGATAATGATTGTGATAAGCTTGTACCTAATGAATCAAGCATAGTTAATTCATTTGTTTGAGCTTGATTTTGATTTCGTTCAGCTCGTAACTTTTCAAGTAACGTTTGTGCCATATTTTATTTTGTTAAATGTTGATTTATTAAGTCTTTTAAAAATGCATATTTATTTATTGCTGGGTCTGCTGAATCTTTATGTGCAATTTTATACAACTTTACAGATTCACTATTTAAATTAGCATTTGGACTCATTTGTTGATATTTGTTGATATTATCTACTGCTATTCTTTCTAATAT